ATTTAGATAAAATAAAAGAAATAGTTTAAATACTAAACAAACATATACCCTTCTTCATAATGGTTTTATGGGTTAATATAAGAGGCTTTTGTATGCTTTGTGCCTCTTTATTTAAAAATAACTATCTTTGTATTAAATAACTAAACTATGAAAAGAAAGAAAGCTATAAAAAAGAAAAAAGAAGATATTGCAGATATTAATAGTAAAATATTAGATGCTATGGGCGATACGTTAAAGCATGCAGCTAAAAAAGAACAAACAGCTTTCGGATTATTAGCACACGCTTTACATGTTAGAAATCTAGCAATACAAAAGAGTATTATAGTATCTAAACCTATACCGCCTAAGAAATTTAAACAAGGTGGTATAGTTTGTAATCCATGTATATTAAATAATGATCAAACTGAAAAGATTATAAATCATAAAGATATAACCATAAATATTAAATGGCCTAAATGTTAATAGGAACATATATAATAGCAGAATTTCAGTTCGTATCATATGTAGATATGGATAATCGTTATTGTCTAATGGCTTTAAGTTTGAACTAATGGCAGCAGGTAGACCAAAAAAGATAATTAATTGGGATGAGGTAGATTATCTACTTGAAGCTGATTGTGAAGGTACAGAGATAGCAGCACATTTAGGTATGCATCGCAATGTATTATATGAAAGGTGTAAGACAGAAAAAAAATGTAATTTTAGTGAATATTTACAAGAAAAGAAATCTAAAGGTAATTCATTAATAAAAGTTAAACAGTTTGAAGCCGCTGTAAAAGACAAAGATAAAACTATGCTTGTATGGTTAGGTAAGCAAAGATTAGGACAAAAGGATAAGCAAGAATTAGACGCCACCAATAAGAATACAATCGAATACAAGAATGTAAGTAAGCAATTCCCAGAGAAGTGATATACCACATATCTACATATCACAAGATTAAACAAATAAAATCCAAAATTAAAGTAATTCAAGGAGGTCAAGGCGCAGGTAAAAATGTTTCAATAGCTCAAATACTAATAGAGAAAGCCAATGAAAAGAAACGGCTTATAACTGTTATGACTGATACCTATGATAACCTTAAAGATGGAGCAATATCAGATTTTAAAAACCAATTCTATGAGAGTGATTTAGACTGGGAAAAAGCATATAACAAAACCGATAAAGATTTAAAGATAGGACAGTCTGTTATTCAATTTAGATATATTTCAGATGTTAAGAAATCAGCCGGTAAATCTAAAAGACGTGATATACTATACATCAATGAAGCAAATAAAATAGGTTGGGAGGTTGCAGGGACTTATATAGGCAGAACACATGAAGAAGTTTACATAGATTATAATCCTGATTTTGAGTTTTGGGCTCATACACAAGTGCCTAAATTAGTAGATAAAGAAGGGAACATCCAAAGTCAACAGATAGTTGTTACCTACTTAGATAATGAGATGTTGCCAGAGAATGAAGTTAACTTTATTGAAAGTAGAAAAGATAATGTAGAATGGTACAGGGTTTATGGGTTAGGTCTTACAGGTTATTATTCAGAGCGTAGAATATATAGCTATAACTTTATTGATGAAATACCTAGTGATGCGGTTAGAATACCATCAGGAATGGACTTTGGCGTATCTCCTGATCCTACTATTCTTATTGATGTATGGAATAAAGATAATAAACTCTATATTGATGAGGTATTTTGTTTAAATAACCTTATGCCGGAAAAGATAGCCGGAGCAGAAAGGATGGCTATTGTCGATCAGATGGGAATAGTTAACCATAACAAAGGACAATTGATAATAGCAGATAGTGCAGGACGTACAGAAATAGAAGACTTAAGAAAGTATCAATACAATGTTCAAGGAGTAAAGAAAACACCTGGCAGTCAAATAGCAGGCATTAATAAGCTCAAAGGCTATGATATATACTTAACCAGACGATCAACCAACGTAAAAAAAGGCATTGAAGATTGGTTCTTTAAAGTAGACCGTAATGGTCTTATAATACCTGAACCCGATGGACACGAACCCGATGGATTAGCCGCTTTAAGGTATGTTATTATGGAGTGGTCTAAAGGAGGTTATGGATTCTTATAAAAATAAATATGACATATTAAAATATTTTGCTTAAATTTGTAGATGTTTTAAAACACATTTGCAAATGGAGTTTAAATTATCATTCGATTGGGGTAAGAAGAAATCAATTGAAAATACATTTCATAACAATACGCCTCCTGAATTATGGGGTAACTCATACTTCTACCAACTACAACAAGCTACCCAAAACGATCAAGCACTAATAAATATGTATAATGAATTACCAGAGGTGCAAGCCCCTGTTAATTATATTATTGATTCATTATCTGTTATACCTTATCGTCATGTTACAATGAAAGGCGATAAGGAAGTAGTTGTAGAAAATAGCCCATACATAGAGCTATTAAGGAATCCTAACCAATACCAAACCGAAAACGATTATATAAAAACATATTTTCTTAATAGAATTGTTTTAGGTGTTGGATATGTTAATTACTTAAAATCTATTGGCTTTAAGGCATCGGGGCAATTGTTTGTATTACCATCTGAAAATACAGAAATAGTATTAGCAAGCGATGATAAAGATTATAGGCTTAATGAAATAGTAGGGTTTGAAACCTCGTTCGGTGGGTCCGTAATAGAATTAGATAAAGACGATGTGTTTGTTAATAGAGAGTCTACTTTAGGGGTTGATTCTTATATACAAACCAGAAGCCGTTTAATGAGTGCTGTAATGACAAGTAAAAGCCTTAGAAGTAATTACGATGCAAGGATAGCAATAGTAGATGATAGAGGTAGCACAGGTATTATAGCACCTACAGAACAAGGAAGTACAATAAGCACACCAGATGCTAAAGCGATGAGGGAAAAATACTACCAAGATAACGGAATAACAAAAGGCAGGTTTCCTTTCTTAATATCACCTAGACCATTAGGATTTACCAGTACCTCAATGAATGCTGCTGAATTAGAATTATTAGCTAATAAAAGCGATGATTTTAAAATAGTATGCAATACATTAGGTGTTGATCCTGCATTATTTGGATTAGGAAACGTGACATATAATAATAAAAAACTAGCAGCAACAGCATATTGGGAAAACGTAGGAATACCATATTTTCAGAATTATTTACAGTTTACTAAGACTATATTAGGAATGCCTGAGAATGATTTTTTAAAGGCTGACTATTCAACTATTGCAGCAATGCAAGAGGATTTCGATAAAATAACGAGTGCAACATCTAAAGCGTGGAATGATGGAGTTATTACAGAAGCAGAATACAGAGAGTCTATCGGCAAAGAAGGTGGAACAGAGAAAAAAAAAGGAGATAGAGCAAGCGATACAAATACGCAAGGATCAAATACAGAATAATAAAAGCATACTAAAATGATATATTGCATCGAATTAAATAAGGAATTTGAAACTAAGGAGCTAATGTTTAAGGCTCTTTATGCTGCTAAGAATGATATTATCAAACTTAAGAAAGCAGCAATTCAAAAGAGTTCTGATAAGGGACAAATAAGTAGCAAGTCATTTAAAGTAGATGCAACCAAGGCACTAGATGTTAAGGATGGATATTTTTATCCTGTTATTAATACTACTAAATATTTAGACCATCATTTAGACGTACATATGGATGGTATATGGACTAAATCACTCAATGAGAATAAAGGAAATCTATTATATGTTAATGACCATAGCCTTAAAATAGCTGATGTAATAGCATGGAATGAAGATGTAACAGCATTTACTAAGGAAATTTCATGGCAAAGTATAGGTAAAGATTATCCAGGTAATACACAGGCTTTAATATTTGAAATACCAAAAGATAAAATAGTAAACACGCAATCGAAAGAAGTAATAGAATCTAAACGAGCCGTTCAAAATTCGGTTAGGATGCAATATGTTAAGATAGAATTAGCTGTAGATAGTACAGCCAAAGAGTATCAGACAGAGAAGAAAGCATGGGATTCTAATATAGATTTAATAGCCAATAAAGAAGTAGCCGAAAAGAATGGTTATATGTGGCTTGTTAAAGAAGCAAAAATAGAAAAAGAAGGTAGTATGGTGTTGTTCGGTTCGAACGATGCGACACCTATCATATCAGAGCCGTTAAAAAGCACTCAAGATGAGCCGCTAAAAGACACTCACAAGAATAATAATTTACTTAATTTAATGTAAAATGAAAAAGATCAATTTAAAATTTAGAAAAAGGTTGCAGATTATCGCATCTATGATACTGGGCTTAATTGCTTTGACAGTATTTATTGCAAGTCCTGAAGCATTTGGAGTGTTTGCAGGAAGTTTGGCTATTGTTCCTATATGGGGATATGTAAAAGACCAAACATTTAAAGAGTTATCAGCCGAACAAGTACAAGGATTAGAAGCAGATGAACAAGTAAAATACTTTAATGAGCTTAATTTGCACAAGGCTGCAAAAATGGATTCTTTAAAAGTTGAAATGCAAAAAGCTTCTACTGATGAAATCAAAGCACAAATTAAAGAGCTTAAGGAAGAAATCAACGAGGCTAATAAAGAGCAGTTGAAATCATTACAGAAAGCTTTAGAGGTGCAAGGGTTAGCGATTACTAAGCTAATGCAGACTAAAAAAGATGTTCCTAGTGTTAAGACTATTGAGAAATATCTTTATGAGCATGAAGATGCTATTAAAAATGCAGTAGAAAAAACAGTAACTATTAAAACAGATGTTACTTCTGCTAGTTTAGTTGATTCGGCTTTTGCTTTTGATATTCCTGGTGTTGGTCAATTAGCTACATTAACCACTAAATTACTTCAATTATTTGCTAAAGGTTCTATTGCAGATGGACAAGGTGGAGTAGTTCGTTATGTAGATCAAACGACTGTTACAAGAAATGCGGCATGGGTAGCAGAAGTAGGGGTTAAACCTGAAAGTGCTATTGCATGGGCTACTTATACCGTTCCATTGGAAACGATAGCTGATACTATCCCGGTGACTAATCAAGCTTTATCTAACATACCTTTTATAGCTTCTGAGATTAGAAACTTCCTATTAACTAACCTTTCTTTAAAGATTGATTCTGATTTATTTAATGGTACAGGTGTAGCCCCTATTATCTTTGGTATTTATACTAAAGCTGTAGAGTATGTAGCGGTTGCTTCTGGTATTTCAGATGCGAGTGTATATGATTTAGTACAGGTAATGAAAACAAATATTACAAAAGGTTCTAATTATATGCCTAATTACATTTTAATGAATCCAGATGATGTAACTAAATATCTAACATTGAAAAAAGATGGTAATGATAATTATATCCTACCTCCATTTGTTCAATATCAAGGGGGTAAAATGTTTATATCAGGCATGGAAGTAGTAGAAACTTCGGTTGTAACTGCTGATACTATGTTAATTGGTGATTTCTCTAAAGCTGTAGTTTATACACATGGAGGCGTTAAGATTGATGTAGGTATGATTGACAAGCAATTTGTTGAGAATATGGTAACATTAAGAGCAGAGCAAGAAATGGGATTAGTTGTACGTAACGTGCATTTAAACGCATTTAATAAAGAAACAGGTATTGCTGCTGCACTAGTAACTTTAGCAACATAATATTATAAATTTAAAGACCCTGCTAAATGGTAGGGTCTTTATTTAAAACTCATAAGATGAAAGTATTAGTAGAATTTACAAAGGATTGGAAAGAAGCCAATAAGAAGAAAGGTGACATGATGGAGCTTGATGGTAACTTAGCTTCTGTTTTAATAAATGATAAAAAAGTTGCTAAAAAGAGAGTACGTAAAACTAAAGACAAAGAATAATGTTAATAGATGTTGATTATTTTAAAGGTGCTTTACAGATTCCTAACTTAGATAAGGATACAACAGCATTCGAAAACAATTATATAACACCTTATGAGAAGGAAATACTTGTAAGACTGTTAGGTTATGACCTATATAATCAACTAATAACAAACTATGTAAGCGGTACACCTTCTGTATGGGTTGATTTAGTAGAGGGTGCTGATTTTACCGTTACTAAAGATACGGTAGATTATACAGTACATTGGAACGGCTTAATAAATACTGAAGAAATAAGCTTAATAGCTTACTATGTTTATTTTAACTACGTTCAGCAGAACTACCAACAATTAACAGGTTTAGGTGTAGGATCGCAGAACATGGAAAACTCACAGATAGTACATCCAAATCAAAAACTTGTATGGTCGAATAATGAATGTGTAAAACTTGCAGGTACTTACAATTGTATTACAACAGGTGAAAATTTAACATCTGATAGTTTAGAACCATCACTATTTAACTTCATACTTAATAATTTAACTGATTATCCTAATTGGTATTATACACCATTAGAAACTATTAACATACTAGGAATTTAATGAGCTATCAAACACCAATAGAACTATTCAATATTATAGACACAATAGTTGATTATATACGTGTTACTGGAAGTATTACAGCATCTAGTGAGGTTAGCGGTACTTACACATTAACAACAGTAAACACATTAGCTAATAATGACTATATAACCATTGATTCAATATCTTATAAAGTATCGAATGTAACAGGTACATCATTTACTATTAAGGATGCAACGGGTTTAGACTTTACAAATCAAACCTGGAAAGCTAACGCACCTTACTTTATGCATGAAAAAGAAGCTAAAGCGGGTGCTGTATTAAACGAGAAAACAAAACAAGACAATTATAAATGGCAAAAATACCCGCTAATATTATTAATTCACCCATATACACAAGTACAAGATAGCAGGGATTACTCTTATTCAAGTACTTTTCAATTGATATTAATAACAAATACAGAGCAAAGTGATTGGTCAGATGATAGATATGATAATAATATTACACCTATTCTAAGGCCTATTCAAGAAAGTTTAATAAATGCTTTGGCAACGTCTGTATATACTAGAGTTAATAATGCTTATGACATTGACTACGAGTGGACTGATCTACTCTATATAGATGGTAATCCTTTTCCTGATAAGATGGATGGGGTTATGTTAGATGTTAATAGTTTAGAAATATTAGAAGTTCAGGCATGCGTAACAACAGAGCCAACAACATATAATTTAATACTATCAAGTGGTGAAGGTGGTTCAACAGTACCAACAGAGGGTACTTATACCTTTAATAATGGTGAAAATACAGCCGTTTATGCTAATGTTGATACTGGTTATAGGTTTGTTAAATGGGTAGTTAATACTATTGATATAGTGAAAAACCCTTTATCGTTAGTAATGAATCAGATTAAAAATGTTGTTGCTGAATTTATAGCTAGATTTCAATTAACCACTTCAGTAGATGGGAATGGAACAGTTGATATTCCTTCAGCTATTTATGATGATGGCACTTCTATTGATATAACAGCAACGGCAGATGTAGATAATGAGTTTGTGAAGTTTACAGATAATGGTGTAGATAAATTAGATAATCCATATACTTTTGTAATGGATACTGCAAGAACTGTTATAGCTTATTTCAATGCATTAATAACAGCTATTCAAGATGTATTTGGAACGACACCAATAACAGAATTGGGTTTAAATTATTGGCCTGATGCAAGTGGTAACGATAATAAAGTTCAGATTAAGAATACACAAGTAGGTTACTTTGCAGGGGATAGTTGGATAGGAGGAGATTTTACAGGATATACCATATCGTCACAAATTGGTATTGGAGTAGCTTCTAAAACAAACGATAGTCGAATAGATGTTACTATAGGTACAATAGATTCAATAACCATAACCAACGGCATATTAACATTAACATGGTATGCACAAGAAGGAACGGGTATTGATATATATTTCACAGATCAAAATCAAAACGTACTAGAATGCACATTCCAAGGCGGCACAGTATCAGAGTTTAGAGGTATTACAAGTGACGTAGCTTATCCTGCTCTACAAGCCTATGGAGGAAGTAAGGAATTGGAGAATGAGGTAGCGGGTACTACAAGTATATTGGCTGCTCCTGATGGAAGTAATTTGGGGAGTGAGAACGTTGTTAATGGTGGGTTTAGTGATGGGGTTAATGATTGGGATTCATTAAGGGGTTCTATATTAAGCGCAGAAGATGGTAAAGGTAAGTATATATTTAATGCTGTAACCTTTTGTGGGATAGGTCAAACGTTAACTACTGAAATTGGAAAAACTTATCAAGTAATAGCTACTAAAATAAAAGGTAATGTTAGAAATAATTTTAGACTTGGTACAAGTGGCGCCGGTGGTAGTGAAATTGCATCATATTTTGCTGATGGGGATGAGCAAATTTATCATGTATTTGTTGCAACAACTACCACAGTATATTTATCTAGTAATCTTGATGTAGCTGGAATCGCAGGTGACTATGGGTATTTAGACAACGTATCAGTAAAAGAGGTAACTGCTATTCCTGCTTATGGGGAGATAGAATTTACACAAGAAACAACATTAGCTAGGCAACCTTCTACTTATATATTTGCTGATGAAACAGGCTATTCTGCAACCTTCAATACTTATGAGTTAAGAAAGGATACTGATGATAGAATAAGGTTGTACGCAATAATAAATGGAGCATATACTTTATTATTTATTACTGATCTAAATTATATTGACACTTCAAATAATAATTATCAATACAAGTGGCAGCGAAACGAAACGTTAGACCAATATTTTACAGGAGCAGCTAATTCAATAAGGGTATCAATTAAAGGAGGTGCTTTTTCAGATTGGACTGTAATAGACGTTACGGGTGGAAGCGGTAGTAATCCTGTTGTAAATTCGGCTATAACCGAAGGTAAGTTTTTACTAGAAGATAATGATGCAGGCGACATAATATCCCGCATCTCCAAAGACGGTCAAAAGTACGACCTATCAAACTTCATAGACGGAACAGGAACATACGGAGTACGAAATATAATAGGAGTCGGGGGTGGTTTAGATGCTAAAGGGAATGCATTAGAGTTTCCTGCAAATACAGTTTGGAATACAGGTAATACATTTGACGGTATTCAGATAGTAGGAAAAGAAATCGACCAAACAGCCGATGATGTATTAGCGATAGAGAATAGTGCTACGGTGGTAATAACTAAAGATACAGATTTAAGATATGTTAGTAACCTTGAAATATCATAATAATGACAGGAATATGGACAGCAAAAAGTAAATACTACACCATTATTGATGTAGATAAATTACAAGAAATACTAGATAATATCCTAGTTCAGATTGTAGGTTATGATATTGAATTAGAATGGAAACTAGAAGATGTTTGCAGAAGCCATAAGTATTTAGAAGATAATAAGGTTGCTATAAGTGTACAGATTTCTAACCCATCATATACAAATGAAAGGGTAGTACTTGATTATATGACGGAACAAGACTTTGACTTAGCGAAGTATTATTTTCAAGTAGAAGAATTTTTAACATTAGAAGAATATAGAGAATTAACAGATATAAATATTAATTTAAAATAAATATAAAATGGCTTGTACTTTAAACACAGCACTAGGAAAAGCAGATTGTAATGCAAATTACGGCGATCCTAAAATGCTAGGTATTTCGAA